TCTTTTTGAGGAAGGTAAAGCTGCTTTTGCTGATGGTCAGCATGCGGTTATGAATGCTAATTTTTTGACTCCTGAGCAGATTGCTGCTGCTCCTGTTACCGAATCTGTTTTGGCTTCTATTCCTAAGAAGTATAAGAAAGGAGTATCGAAATGATACGTTCTGTTTTTATTTCTTATCCTGATAATCTTCAGGATATGTTGTATATTGTTCGTGTTGATTTTGATGATCGTCCGTCTCTTCAGGACTCTTTTGAGTCTTTGTCGGACGTTTTTGATTGGTTATTTCGTTTACCGATTGAGTGTGACGATTTTTAGCACTAAGTCTCTTGCCTTCTTAGTGCTAATTGACTACTCATTTTTGGGTAGTCTTTTTTTTGGCTATTTTTTGCCTTGAATGCGTAAGCAATTCGGCCTACCCGGCCAGAGGGTATATACTTGGCGAGTACAGGCCTGGTGCTGGTAGTGCGCGCCCCCTTAAACAACTTTTTTTTGTTATTGTCGTAATACTATTTTATCTTTAGTTCCCAGAATGTGTTATAATCCTATGTTTACTTCTGATGGTGTACCTTTTGCTTGTGGTAAATGTCCTGCTTGTGCTTTGCGTCGTTCCAACGCTTGGGGATTTCGTTTGCATATGGAGTCTTTACGGTGTGAGTCTGTTGTTTGGTTACGTTTATCTTATGATTCGTTTCATTTGCCTATTGCTTCGAATGGTCGTCCGACGCTTCGAGATCGTGATTTGGAATTGTTTTTTAAGAACATACGTAACCGTTATATGGAGCATCGTCCTTCGCTTGGTTGTGTTGTTCGTGGTAAGCGTTGGCCGCCGTTTAGGCCTCAGATTAAATATTTTTTATGTGGTGAGTATGGTTCACTGCGTGGTCGCCCTCATTATCACGTCGTGTTGTTTAACGATACTCTCAATCATTATGTTGAGGCTTGGAAGGCTGAGGATGGCCTTCCGCGTGGTGAGATCTATGTCGATCCTCGACCTTTTAACACTAAAGCTACTGTTTATACTTGCGGTTACATGTTAAAACCTTGTTCTGCTGGTTATGGTACTGATACGCGTCGTCGTAAGTTTCATCATATGTCTAAGCGTTTGGGTGATAATTATCTTACTGACGCTCAAATTCGTTATCATTGGGATTCCCCAGATCGTAATTTTGTTTGCCTTCCTACTGGGGTTAAGGCCGCGCTCCCGCGCTACTATGCTGATAAGATTTTTAAGCCTAAATCAGTTAATGGTATTGTTTGCCCTGTTGTTCGTTTGGCTTATTCGTTATTTCAAGAGGAGAGAGATAGTCTCTTGGACGCTGGTGTACGTAAGCTTGCCAAAGCTGAGTATGATGCGCATGTTCGTGTTTTTGGTTCTGCAGATGACTTCATTCGCTCTCAGGCTGAAGCTCGTCGAGCAGGTATTTTAAATTTTCAAAAGAAGGCTTCTGGCCGCTCTGATCATGAAGAAGGTGTCTAAAGTTTCTATGGTTACTGGTGAGGTGACCAATGTTCCCAGGCCTTGGTATAATACCCAGGCGCATTATGATTATCGCGAGACGTACAATACTCGCGTTCGTCCTGTTTCGGTTACTGACCCGTCTCAGGCGTTGACTGTTCAGCAGATCTTGGATCGGCATGTTCGTAATATTGCTGTTCCTCGTAATGCTGTTGAGAATGTTCCTGCTGATTTGTCTATGTATGATAAGATGGATCGTATAGAACGTATGCAAGCTGCTCGTGTTTTGGCTACTCGTGTGAAAGTGGTTCGTGATTTGTTGGATTCTGAGGCTGCTAAGAAAGCCGAAGGTGAGCGTTTAAAGAAGTTTAATGATGAGGTAGATGCTAAGGTTAAAGAGCACCTTAGAGGTCTTACTCCTCCTGATGCGGTTTAATTTATGGGTTTTAATTTTGGTGATGTTGGAGCTGGTGCTGCTACTGGCGCTGCTGTGGCCGGTCCTGTTGGAGCTGTCGTTGGGGGTGCTCTCCCCATTGTAGGTGGTATTGTTTCAACGTTGCTTAATAATAGTAATACGGATTCTACGAATGCAGCTAATCGTGCTTTTCAGTTGCAACAGCAGGCGCAGCAGAATGCTTATAATTTGGATATGTGGAATCGGACTAACGCTTATAATGCGCCATCTGCTGTGATGGCTCGTCTGAAGGCTGCTGGTTTAAATCCTAATTTGGTTTATGGTCAGGTTTCTGGTGGTTATGCGCAGCCAGCGCCTCATTCAGCTGAGGTTTCTTATGTTCAACAACCTCATCCTGCTATGGATTTGTCTCGGCCTGTTTCTGAGGGTATTCGTGCGTATAATGATATTCGTATGATGTCTGCGCAGACGTCTAATTTGGATGCTCAGACGGTTAATGCGATTGCTGATGCGACGCTTCGTGGTCATCAGATTGGCTTGGTTGATGCTCAGGCTGCTAATACCGTTGCTGATACGTCGCTTAAGTCTCATCAGGCTGATGCTTTGGATGCTGAGGTGCGTTTGAAGGCTGCTGAGACTAATCGTATTCAGTCGTTGTTGCCTTTGGATATGGCGTTGGAGTCTGGTAATATTGATAAGGTTTCTGCTGAGGTTGATAAACTTGGTGCTGAGACTAAGTTTATTTCTGATGATACGCTTGGTTTGATTGCTCGTAATGCGACTTCTATGCAAGAGGCTGTGTCTCGTATTTCTCAAAATTTGATGAATACGGCTAAGTCTGGTGCTGAGATTTCTCAGATTAAGGCGTATACGGATACTTTATTGAATTCTAAGGCTATGTCGGATATGGATATTTTGATGCGGAATAATGGTATGATGCCGCATGATTCGTTTCCTATGCGTGTTCTTGGTGCGTTTACGAATTGGCTTGGTCAAGGTATGCGCAATCTTCGTTCTAAATTTTAACCTTTAATTTTTATTGCAATGGCAAAACAGAGAATTTTGGATACTGGTAATACCATATCCTTGGAGAGGCCTTCGGTTCATGTGCCTCGTAATTATTTTGATCGTTCACATCAAGTGAAAGGTTCTGGTAACATGGGTGTTTTGTACCCTATTTTGGTTGATGAGTGTCTTCCGGGTGATGAGTTTCATATTACTTCTGAGATTTTGACTCGGTTGCAGCCTATGTTGGCTCCTGTGTATCAGAATTTTATTATTCGTGTCGAGTATTTCAATGTGGATAATATTTTGTTGTGGCCTAAGTTTTATGAATTTATTTCTCCTACTCAGGGTGTTAGTGTGCCGCCTGCGATGCCTTTTTTGAATGAGCCGTATGGCGATAAAGACCTGGCTGCTTGGCTTGGTTGTCCGAATACTGGTTCTGATTCTGCTAAGGTTCAGGCTTTTAAGTTTGCTGCATATCAATGTATTGTTGGTAATTGGTATTCTGATGAGGATTTACAGCATGATTTGACTATTGATTATACGTTGGTTGACGGTGATAATGGTGCTAATTTCGCTAATTTGAATGCGTTGCGTTTTCGTAATCATGATCGTGATTATTTCAGATCTGCTAAACCTTGGCAACAGAAGGGTGCTCCTGTTTTGATCCCTTTGGTTCAGCCTGATGGTGTTGGTTCTGGCTTTATTCCGGTTCAGCCGATTGTTGATGGTGCTGGGCATGTTAACGAAGGTCAGATGCGTGTTGCTGCTACTCAGGTGGCTGCTGGTGCTGGTAATTTGCAGGTTAATTCTACTCCTCAGATTGTTTCTTCGGCGTTTACTGCTCAGCCTTTGTATTATGATCCTAATTTTGGTCTTGGCATGGCTACCTCTGATATAAATGGTGTTGCTGCTTTGATTAATGATTTGCGTACTGCTGAGGCTGTTCAGAAGTTTTTGGAGACAGATCTGATTGGTGGTTCCAGGTATCCTGAGATGACTGTGGCGCAGTTTGGTGTACATAACAATGATCGTCGTATGTTTAGGCCTGAGTTTTTGGGTATGTATTCGATGAATATTGCGGTTTCTGAGGTATTGAATACTACTGGTACGGATACTGCTCCCCAGGGTTCTATGGCTGGGCATGGTATTGCGCTTCGTCGTCATCCTGATGGTATTCATTTTGAGGCTAAAGAACATGGTTGGGTCTTTGGTATTGTGTCGGTTATTCCGCAGCAGCCTGGTTATTATCAAGGTTTGCCGAAGGATATGTTGCGTTTTGATCGTTATGATTATGGTTGGCCGTTGCTTGCTGAGTTGGGTATGCAGGTTATTCAGAATAAGGAGATTTATTTTACTGGTGGTGATGGTATCACAGACGATTTAGTTTGGGGTTATATTGTTCGGTATGCTGAATATCGTATGGCGCAGTCTCGTGTTGTTGGTGATTTTCGTACGTCGTTGGATTTTTGGCAGTTGGATAATAAGTTTGAGGCTTTGCCTCCTCTCTCTGATGAGTTTTTGCAATGTCGTCCTACTGCGGATATGATGCGTATTTTTGCGGTGATCGATGAGAGTGTTGATCATGTGTTGTTTTATGCTCATCATGATGTTAAAGTTTTGCGTGCTTTGCCGCGTTTGGTTAGTCCGGGTATTAGTTAGGATTCGTATTCTTTTTATTCTGTTAAGCATTTGGATTTTCCAGATGCTTTTTTTATTTTTGTTGGTATGAAACGTCAACGTGTAATTACATTTTCGGTTGCTCAGCTCCAGGAGCTGGTTGCTACCCCGGCTTTGGCCGTTGCTTTTGTTAAGGCTTTTGAGTTATCTCCTGAGTCTAACACTCGTGAATTGTTTGCTGCTGCTCGTGCGATGATTGCGCAGTTTAATCTTTTTGAGGAAGGTAAAGCTGCTTTTGCTGATGGTCAGCATGCGGTTATGAATGCTAATTTTTTGACTCCTGAGCAGATTGCTGCTGCTCCTGTTACCGAATCTGTTTTGGCTTCTATTCC